AACTACTACATCCACTCAGGGAAGAGATTAGAAGAGTTGGATGATTGGGTTATCAGAGGTAATTTCACTGGAGTCTGTACTGAGTCGGACTATGAGGCTTTCGATGCTTCCCAAGACCACTGGATCATGGCCTTTGAATTAACCCTAATGGAACATTTGGGCTTGCCTAGGGATTTAATTGCTGATTACAGGTACATCAAGACCCATTTGGGCTCAAAGTTGGGGTCATTTGCTATTATGCGGTTTTCGGGAGAGGCAAGCACATTCTTGTTTAACACCATGGCCAATGCCCTCTTCACCTTCTTGCGATATGATACCAGAGGTGATGAATTCATCTGTTTCGCGGGGGATGATATGTGTGCTTCAAAACATTTGAAAGTTAGTGACAAATTTGAAGATTTCTTGTCCAAGTTGAAGTTGAAAGCCAAAGTGCAGTTCACAAAGAACCCCACTTTTTGTGGTTGGTCTTTGCTGCCATTCGGTATTTTCAAGAAGCCTCAATTGGTGTATGAGAGAATCTGTATTGCCAGGGAGAAGAAGAACTTGCATAATTGCATTGATAACTATGCTATTGAATTGTCTTACGCTTACAAGCGCGGGGAGCAAGCAGTTAATGCTATGAATGAGGAGGAAACTGATGCTTTTTACAATTGTGTAAGGGTCATTATCAAAAGAAGTCACTTACTACGGAGCGATGTTAAGACTGTGTTTTTGAACGCCAAATCTCTGATGGAAAGTTTGCATTAAGCTTAGATTATCGCTAATATAGTTTGATTAGATGGATGTGTTCATAAACAATTTGTTAGAGTGTGGTTTTAGGAGAAATAAAATTGTGTTTGATTTGCCTATAGTAGTTTTAGCTGTTCCCGGCGCTGGTAAAACTTCAAGTATTAGGCGTTTGTTGCGTCAGGATTCGAGGTTTGAGGCCTGGACTTTTGGGGTAGCGGACCATCATAACTGTTCTGGCCGTTTTATCAAAGGAATCTCTGAGGAATCCAAACCTGATCCTAGCAAGTTTATTCTGATAGACGAATTCCAGAGAGGTGATTGGGAAAAGCTCAAACCTTTTGCCATTTTTGGCGACATCGCTCAGTTAATGCTAAAGAGTTCTGCTGCTTTTGAGAGCGTATTCTCGAAGTGTTCTTCCCATCGAGTCCCTCTACCCATCGTCAAACTCTTGCAAGAGCTGGATTTCGAGATCACGAGTGAGCGTGAGGGCGTACTAGAAGTCAGAACCCTACTCGGATCTGAACCAGAGGGTGTTGTGACCTGTTTCGAATCCGAAGTCTGCGAGTTCCTCGATTACAATCAGATCAACCATAAGAGTCCTGCGGACATTATTGGTCTGGAATTCCCAACCGTCTCTCTAGTTATATCTGGCAAGTCTGCTATAGGGGTTCACAGAGCTGAATTTTACATCTGCTGTACTAGGGCTACAGAGAAACTCTTAATTATAACACCGGAGCCAGAGGGGTTTCACAATTGTTCAAATGCCATTGATAGCACCTCCTGATAATTCAAGATCATTCCTTGCTTTGGCAATTGGAGCGGGCATTGCGATTATTATATTCACTTTGAGGTCCAACCAATTGCCTCACGTTGGAGACAATATTCACTCATTGCCGCACGGAGGTTTTTATAAGGACGGAACAAAAACCATACAGTACCACTCCCCTGCGAGAGTCTCGAACAATTGGTTCAAAGGCCCAAACAACATACAGGCTTTAGCTCTGGTTCTGCTGATCATTGGTCTGATTCACGCCTCATCCTTAAGAACAAACAAGGGATGCAACTGTCACAAATAATTGTTGGTTTGATTTCCTGCTGTGTAGTACTACTTAGTTTGCATGTTATTGAATTTTATCTTAAAAATACCCAAAATAGTTGTACCATTATCCTTACTGGTGAGAGTGTCAAAATACTTGGTTGTGATTTTTCGAGTGAATTCATTGAATACGCAAAAACCTTGAAAGTGCAAGCTATTTGAGAATCTTTAAGTTTGCAGAAGAAGAATTTGATAAAGATGGCGGAGCAACAGAAAGCTGCTGAAGAGAAGGCTCGTGTTGAGGCTAGGTTGAAACAACAGCTTGAGCAGCAAAGTTCGAAGCTGGGGAGCGAGAAAGAGTTTATTCGGGATGCTGAGGGGTTGCAGAAATCTCTATTGGAGCGTTTTCAGGCCCTGCAGGACCTAACTGCAAAAAGTATTGCAGGCTCATCCATAGTTAATGGAGGTTGGGAGGCGGACAGAAAAAGGCTGAAGGTGTCTGACAAAATGAAACTTGATGGTTCAAACATCTTTACTCGACCCACGCTCGATGATCTTCAAAAGCTGGGTTGGAACCCTGAAGCCAATCAAGTGGCAACTGCTGAAAATCTGGCAAAAATAAGTGCCAAACTGAAAGAGCTGGGCGTTCCACCGGAGCATATGGCCAGGACATTCTGGGATGTGGCCATGTACTGCACGGCAGTCGGTGCGTCCAGGTATACTAATCCCCAAGGTTCTATCAATTACCCTGAAGGTTCCATCACTAGAGATGCAATCTTTGGTGTCATAAGGGAACAGTGTACCCTGAGGCAAGTTTGCAGGAGTTTTGCTCCTATCATTTGGAACTATATGCATGTAAATAACATGCCCCCAACTAATTGGGCGGAGAAGGGTTTCAACAATGATGTCAAATTTGCTGCATTCGATTTCTTTGATTTCGTGGAGTGTCCTGCTTCTATTCAGCCCGCGGACGGTTTGATCAGACGACCTACATCGGATGAGTACATCGCCTTCAACACTCATAAGAAGAATGCTCTGGCTAGAGCTGACAGAAATAGCCGATACGCGAGTAATGATGCGTCTGTTACCGGTGGTATGTTCGGTTGTGGAGCCAAGGAAAATTGGCGTAATAATGCGTGCTAAGTGTGTGCGGTTGCTAGTAAAACCTAAATAATGTATAAGCTAGAACCTATAAAATCAAG